AAGACGATGAAAAAGAAGATGAAAAAGAAGTAAAATCAGAGTCTAAAAAGTCTAAAGTTAAATTACCAAAAATGAAATCTGAGTCTGAAGATGAAAAAGACGATGAAAAAGACGATGAAAAAGAAGATAAAAAAGAAGTAATTTTAAAATCAGAGTCTGAAGATAAAGAAGAAGATGAAAAAGAAAAAGAAGATGAAAAAGAAAAAGAAATGAAATCTGAGTCTGAAGATAAAGAAGAAGATGAAGACAAAAAAGAAGATGAAAAAGAAAAAGAAATTAAATCTGAGTCTGAAGATAAAGAAGAAGATGAAGATGAAAAAGAAAAAGAAATGAAATCTGAGTCTGAAGATGATGAAGACAAAAAAGAAGATGAAAAAGTTAAAGAAAAAAATGCTAAGAAACCAGACGAAGTGAAAATGAACGAATCAAGTAAGTATATTAGCGAAGATTCTTATGACTATAAGTGGACTGGTTCTGTGACTGGTCCTGATAAAAAAGAGCATGGATGGACTATACCTTTACACCAACATGAAGCTGAATATGGAGAGATGACTGATAAAGAACTGGCATCAAGAGTTAGAAGCTTTAATAAACATCTATCAAAAGCTGCAATGGATGCTGTTATAGAAGCAGACGGAACAGATGGTATGTTTAATGGACATAAAGTCAATTGTAATGGTGAACTTGAAAGAAGAGGTTCTTCCGAAAGAGGAAAAGATCGCTACGAACAAAAAGAAAAAAATGCTAGGTATATTAGCGAAATTTCAAGGTCTGGTGATTATTATGAGTATGAATGGACTGGTTCTGTGACTGGTCCTGATGGAAAAGACCATTCATGGACTTTACCTGTAAATAGAAATGAAGCTTATGATGGAGATTTGAGTGATAAAGAAATGGCAGCAAGAATTAAATTTTATAATAGACATCTATCAAAAGATGCAAAACAAGCTATTATAGATGCTGCTGGAGAGGATGGAACTTATTATGGACATGAAGTTCAGCATGATGATGAACTTGAAACGAGAGACCATAATAAACTTGGTAGATATGATGAGCAAGTAGATGTATCTGCTGACGTTGAAGCATTGTTAAAAGGTGAAACACTTTCTGAAGATTTTAAAGCAAAAGCAAAAATAATATTCGAAAACGTAGTAATCAATCGTGTTAAGACAGAGATTGCTCGTATTTCAAACGAATTGACTGCTGAAAATGCTAAAAACATGACAGCAATCAAAGAGAGCCTAATTGATAAAGTTGATGGATATCTCAGCTATGTAGTTGAGCAGTGGATCTTACAGAATGAAATTGCTCTTGAATCTGGTATTAAGAATGAAATCCTAGAAGAATTCATTGGTGGTTTAAGAAATCTATTCGAAGACCATTATATTGAAGTACCGAATGAAAGATTTGACGTATTAACAGATCTTTCGGATCAACTTAATACTACCAAGAAAAAACTTGATGAAGCAATGTCAGAGAATGCTAAAATCACAAAAGCATTCAGTGATTTACGAAAAAATGAAATCATATCTGCAGCTTCAAAAGATCTAGTTTCAACTGATTCAGAAAAATTAAGAGGACTATGTGAAGAACTATCCTTTGAAGATTCTGATTCATTTGAGAAAAAAGTACAGACAATAAAGAATAATTATTTTTCAGTATTGTCTCAAACCAACAACTCAACAGTGGCAAAGACCATTGTTGATTCAATTGTGACTGATGAGCCAGTCGTTGTAAACGAGTCAACTAAGATAGTTGATACTAAGATAGCTGCATACGCAGATCTACTTACTCGCTCGAAGAAACAGATTTAACAATAATATAGGAGAATAACATGGCAGATCGTAAAGATCTTTTAAAGAAATGGGCTCCAGTATTAGATCATTCAGGTGTAGCACCTATTAAAGATGCATACCGAAAAGAAGTGACAGCAGTTCTTCTAGAGAACCAAGAGCGTTCTATCAATGAAGAAAAGCAAGCACTTTTTGAAGCAACTCATGCTAACCAAGCTGGTGCAATGCCAGACAGTTCAGGAGTAGCTAAGTTTGATCCAGTGCTTATCTCATTAGTACGTCGTGCAGTTCCACAAATGATCGCTTATGACGTTTGCGGAGTGCAGCCGATGACACAACCAACTGGCTTAATATTTGCGATGAAAAGCAGATTTACGTCACAAAGTGGTACAGAAGCATTATTCAACGAAGCTAATACAGGTTTCTCTGGTACAGGTACAAACCAAACTGGTTCAAACCCTACATCAGCTGGTTATGATGTTCAAGGTGGTATGACAACTACTGCAGCTGAAGGTCTTGGTGATTCAGGAACGTTCAATCAAATGGCGTTCTCAATCGAGAAGACATCAGTGACAGCAAAGACTCGTGCATTAAAAGCAGAGTACACTGTTGAATTAGCACAAGATCTAAAATCAGTTCATGGTCTAGACGCAGAAAGTGAATTATCAAATATCCTATCTACTGAAATCCTTTCGGAAATCAATAGAGAAGTAATTCGAACAATTTACATATCAGCTAGAACAGGAGCGACAACAGGAACTGCAACAGCAGGAACTTTTGATCTTGATGTAGATTCAAACGGAAGATGGTCAGTTGAAAAATTCAAAGGATTATTATTCCAAGTAGAAAGAGAAGCAAACGTTATAGCACAAGAAACACGTAGAGGAAAAGGTAATTTCATTATCGCATCTTCTGATGTGGCAAGTGCATTAGCAATGTCAGGTATATTAGATTATACACCTGCTTTATCAACTAATTTAAATGTAGATGAAGCATCAACAACATTCGCTGGTGTTCTAAATGGTCGTTATAAAGTGTTTGTAGATCCATATTCAGCAAACAATGCAGCTACTCAACTTTTATTAGTTGGATATAAAGGTAGTTCAGCATTTGATGCTGGTATTTTCTATTGCCCATACGTTCCACTACAATTGGTGCGTGCAGTAGATCCTTCTACTTTCCAACCAAAAATAGCGTTTAAAACACGTTATGGTATGGTAGCGAACCCATTCGCAGGATTAACAGCAAATTCTAACTTCTACTACAGAAAAGTAGCAGTGACGAACTTGATGTAATTCTTTTTTGGAATATCAGGTATTCCAAAAGGTTGAATATATAATTTAAAGGGGGGGATGAAAGTCTCCCCCTTTTTCATTTAAACTAAATAATTATAATATGGTTTTTAATCCTTCAAATAATCCTTCTAATATTAATCCATTAAATGTTAATGGGTTTACTTTCTCATTTGCACGTATTCCAAATGTAAATTACTTTGTTCAAGAAGTTAATTTACCAGATTTATCGCTTGGTGAGCCAGTTCAAGCTACACCTCTTTCAGATGTTTATCTTCCAGGAGAAAAATTAACTTATGGTGTTTGTACAATCAATTATATTGTCGATGAAGATATGACAAATTATATGTCATTATATCGATGGATGGTTGCATTAGGTAAACCAAAAAATTATGAACAATATCTAGATTTTCCAACCACTGACACAGAATCTTTTAAAAAAAATTTATCAGAATTAGCAAAAAATTATTCAGATGCAACATTAATTATACTAAATAATAATAACAAACCTAGTAAGATTGTGACTTTTAAAGATATGTTTCCTACTAGTTTAGCGTCGATCTCTTTCGATTCACGAAACACTGATGCGACTTACATAACACATTCTGTCACTCTGAGATATAGCTATTTTACAATAACGAATCCAAATTCATCGACAGCCTACTAATAATAATTTAAATAGAAAGCTGTAAATGTATAAACATAAAATTCTATCATCTGTTCCAAGGCGACTATATTTGGTCCTGTTATTTTGTTTTTCTATTTTATTCACATTTACTACAAGTGCTAAAGTACCATTATTTCCTCCAAACTCACAGATTCAAGATATACCTATTATCTGCTCTGATGCAACTTCACTTGATTCTTATTTAAAAGAACAAGGATATACTCCAAGCACTTCTTGGTTTGGTAGAAGAGGTGCTTCTGCTTCAGGAGATGTTGTATTTGTAGTCGTTAATTATACAAACAAGTCCGAACCATCAAGAATTGTTGCAACAATTACTACTCCATCAGGAGATAGTTGTTTATTATTCGTTGGATTTGATGGAAAAAAATTGAATTAAACCCTTTACTTACAAGCATTTTTATAGTATAATTAGATTATGACACTTGAAGAAATACAATCAAATTGGAGTACAGATTGTGCGATTGACGATAATCATCTAGATCGTGAATCTGTTCGCACACCTGTACTTCACTCAAAATATTTAAATTTACTCATTTCTTATAAACATCGAATTACAACAGCACAATCTGACTATAATAGTTTGCGTGTAAAGAAGTTTAGATATTATCGTGGTGAAATGAGTAAGAGTGAATTAGAGTCTGCTGGTTGGCAACAGTGGCAAGGTATTAAACCATTAAGGAATGAAATGGATGAATTTCTTAATGGTGATTCAGATTTAATTAAGTCAAAACTTAAAATAGATTATTTGTCGAGCATACAAGAACTTCTTGAATCTATATTGCAACAGATCAAGTCACGAGATTGGATTATAAGAAATTCATTGGAGTGGAAAAAGTTCATTAGTGGTGCATAATGTCCTCTCTTACAATTGAATATCTTAACGAAACACACGTCCGTGTTCTTTCTCCTGATCTAAGTACCGAAAAAGAATTATCCGAATATTTTACATTTTATAGTCCTGGAGCACATTTCACACCTGCATTTAGAGCAAGACTTTGGGATGGTAAAGTACGTCTTTATGATTTGCTTCGAAAAACAATCTACACAGGACTAATTCCTTATATTGAAAAATTTACATTAGAAAGAGGTTATGATTTAAATTTAGTAGGAATTCCTAGTAATAATATAGAAATATCAAAAGAAGATTCAAATTCATTTATAAAATCATTAAATATTGGTTTAAAAAATGATCCCTCCTTTGAGATACGAGACTATCAAATAAATGCAGTTTACTCTGCTATTTCTCAACGAAGAGTGCTTCTTTTAAGCCCAACCGCTAGTGGGAAGTCTCTAATAATGTATATTATATTGAGATGGTATTTGCAACAAAATAAACGTTGTTTAATTATTGTTCCAACGACCAATTTAGTTGAACAATTATATAAAGACTTTGATTCATATTCTGCTTTCAATGGATTCTCTGTTTCTTCAAATATTCAAAGACTCTATTCAGGTCGATCCAAAGAAATAAGTTTAAATGTATTAATTACAACTTGGCAGAGTATATACAAATTACCAAAAGCTTTTTTTGAACAATTTGATGTAATATTTGGTGATGAAGTCCATAAATTTAAAGCAAGATCATTAGTCTCTATAATGGAAAAATCGAATAAAGTAAGTTATAGAATTGGTACAACAGGAACAATTGATAATAGTAAAATACACAAATTAGTTCTTGAAGGACTCTTTGGAATTGTAAATCAAGTGACTACAACAAGTCAATTAATGGATTCAGGAAGATTAGCTAACTTAAAAATTACATGTCTTCTTCTTAAATATGATGATATTAGTCGTGAAGGAAGAAAAAATAATGTTTATGCTGATGAGATTGATTGGATAGTTTCTTGTAATAAAAGAAATTCATATATTTGTAATCTTGCACTTAATTGTAAAGGCAACACACTTATACTTTATCAATATGTAAAAAAACATGGAATCCCTCTTTACGAATACCTAAATAAGTTAGAGAAAAAATATAATAAAAAAGTTTATCTTATTTCTGGTGATACGATTGTAGCTGATCGTGAAGAAGTTCGAGAGATTGCAAAAGATTCGAATAATTGTATCATCGTAGCAAGTTATGGAACATTTAGTACAGGTGTAAATATACCGAGTATTGAAAACATAATCTTAGCAAGTCCAATTAAGAGTAAAATCCTTAATTTACAAAGTATTGGGCGAGGACTTCGTTTAAATGATGGAAAGAAAATTTGTAATTTGTTTGACATATCAGATGATTTATCCTCTAAGTCTTGGAAAAATCATACCTATCGTCATTTGTTAGCGAGGATACAAACATATTCAGATGAAAAATTTAACTATTCATTAGTAGAGGTAAAAATAAATGCAGCAGAAATTAGAAACACCGAGAATAATCAAATCCAATGAAGATTTTGTTATAATTAAACTCTCAACAGGAGAGCAATTATTAGCAATTAGAACAATTGAAGATAAAGATAATATCAGTTGTGAATTTCCATTTTTGCTAAGAAATTATCCTAGAATAACAAAAGATGGTGGAATTATTGAACAAGTGACAGCTGGTCCTTTTTGTAGTTTTGCTAATAATAGACAATTTACTTTTGCAAAGAAAGATGTAGTACTTTGTAAGAAATTACATACTTTCGCAATTCCATTTTATATGTCACTCTATAATCAACATGAACGAATGGTGAGTATGGGGTCTTATGAGCAGTTTTCAAATAACTTCATGACAGATGAAGAAATGCAATCTTTGGATAAAGATTCTTATGATGAAATTTCAAACGAAGAGTTGGATGAATTTAAAGATATATACAATGAGATTAAAAAGAATTCTAAGAATAGATTACATTAGATAGCCGACAGGGCTATTATACTGTATAAAATCTTGGGAGACAAGTAGTTGCTTTCCAATTAAAAATAATATATAATACAGTCTCTTATTCTCTGATTTTCTAAAAATACATTTATGAAAAAAACTAAAGTGATTAAAGCACATTATGTCAATAATGCAGAATTACTCAAAGCATTAATCCAATGGAAAAAGGATTGTGGCGATGCTGAAGATTCTGGTGATGAAACTCCAAGAGTGCCAAATTATATAGGTGAGTGTATATTAAAAATAGCAAACCGACTTGCTACTCGTCCAAATTTTAATAAT